GGCAAAACTGGAGTTCATGCGGGCGACGACCGACGAGTCGGCCAAGGCGCAGTCGTCAGCCTCCAAGGTGTTCGGCAACGGCGGCAAGCCGACCGGCATCCTGATGCTCGACAACGTGCTCAAGACCGAGCAGCGCAAGCAGCTTCTGGACAGGTTCGCCGAGATGGCCTCGGGCAACATGGCGCGGCTGTACGTGCTCGAAGCTGCGATGAAGTACCAGCAGCTCAGTATGAGCCCTGAAGACCAGCAGCTACTGGAGACGCGCAACTTCGGCGTCGAGGAGCTGTGTCGGTGGTTCGACGTGCCGCCGGTGCTGGTGCACCACTCGAACGTGACCACCTGGGGCAGCGGCGTTGAGCAGATCGTCGACGGCTTCTACAAGCTGACGGTTCGCCCGCTGCTGGTCAACGTCGAGCAAGCGGTGCGCAAGCGCGTCCTGACCTCACTGCAGCGTGTCGAGATGACGGCCGAGTTTTCCCTCGATGCGCTGCTGCGCGCCAACGCGAAGGACCGGGCCGACCTCTACGCCAAGCTGGTGCAGAACGGCCTGAAGACGCGCAACGAGTGCCGGCAGCTGGAGAACGACCCGCCTGACCCGTCTCCGCTGGCAAACCAGCTCACGGTGCAGACCAACCTGGTCCCCCTCAACAAGCTGGGCATGACCCAGCCCACAGGAGGCATCAATGCTTCTTCGCAAGACCCTATCGCTCAGTGACGTCGCCCTGAAGGCCGACGACTCGGGCCGGTTCTCTGGCTATGCCTCCGTCTTCGGCAACGTGGACAGCGACGGCGACATCATCCTCCGCGGCGCCTTCGACAGCACCCTGAAGACGCACGGCAAGCCCAAGATGTTCTTCAACCACGAATGGGGCACGATCCCCATCGGCAAGTGGTTGACCGCCAAGGAAGACGATCACGGCCTGATGGTCGAGGGCGAGTTCACGCCAGGCCTTCCCGCCGCTGAAGCGGTGCGCGCGGCGATGAAGCACGGCACCCTGGACGGCCTGAGCGTTGGCGGCTTGGTGAAGCAGGCCGACGCCGAGCTGATGGAAGACGGCCGGCGCGTGATCCGCCGCTGGTCGCGCCTGATCGAGATCAGCCCTGTGGTGTTCCCGGCGAACGACTCGGCCCGGGTGGACACCTCCTCAGTCAAGGGCGGCAGCGACATCCTCGAACTGATCGAGGACGCCGCTTCCATCCGCGAGATCGAGCTACTGCTGCGGGATGCAGCCGGGCTCAGTAAGGCGGCCACCAGCGCATTGGTGGCCCGCATCAAGGCCGTGAGTCGGGGGGAGCCCGATGACGATGCTGCGATGAAAACCCTGGCCGACCGCGTCGCGCGGCTGGCCGCATAACCCGACCCATCCCCGAAAGGATTTCCCCATGTCTCTCGAAAACGTGATGAAGGGCCTCGACAGCATCGAGGCCAAGCTGAAGAACATCAGCGAGAAGGCCGACGGCGAGCTGGCAACGCTCGGCAAGGTCACCCAGGACACCAAGACCGCCCTGGACAACATCGGCAAGGAACAGCGCCTGCTGGCCGACCGTCTGCTGCTCATCGAGCAAAAGGGCGGCGGCACGAAGGACGACGAGACCGCCGTCGAAGGCTGGGGCAAGCAGTTCATCAAGAGCGACAGCTTCAAGGCCTTCGCCGCCGGCAGCGCGCAGAAGGCGCGCTTCGAGGTGAAGAACACGGTGCTGGGCGATGACGCCACGGTCGCGCCGGATCGCCGTCCTGGCATCGTGCCGGGTGCGCAGAACATCCTGACGATCGAGTCGCTGTACAACGCGGTCCCGACGACCAGCAACGCCATCGAGTACACCCGCGAGGCCTCGTTCACGAACGACGCAGCGGAAACCGCCGAGGGCGCGACCAAGCCCGAGTCGGACTTCACCTTCTCGCTGGTGAACATGCCGGTGAGCACGGTGGCGCACTGGATCAAGATCAGCCGCCAACTGGCGATGGACGCGCCGGCCCTGGCCGCCTACATCGAGAACCGCATGCGCTACGGCGTGCAGCGTCGTGTCGAGACCCAGCTGGTCAACGGCAACGGCACCGCGCCCAACATCAGCGGCTTCCTTGATGCGGGCAACTTCACGGCGCACGGCTACGCTGCCGCCGCGCTGGGCGCCACGCTGCCCAAGCTGGTCCTGATCCGCAAGATCATCGGCGACCTGGAAGTGGCCGGCTACGCGCCGAGCGCCATCGTGATGAACCCGGCCGACTGGGCACAGGTCGAGGTCGACCTGCTGGTGGCGACCAGCAACGCGGTGCGCGTCACCTACTCGGCGATGGGCCAGCCCATGCTGTGGGGTGTGCCGGTCGTCAAGTCGGTGGGCCAGACCGCGGACGTCGTGTCGGTGGGCGACTTCAACTCGCACGGCACGATCTACAACCGCGAGGGTGTGGTGGTGGCGATGTCGGAGTCCGATTCGGACAACTTCACGCGCAACCTGATCACCCTGCGCGCCGAGCGGCGCCTGGCGCTGACCAGCGAAGTCCCGGCGGCGATCCGCTCCGGCGACCTGACCCCGGTCTAAGCGGGGATGGCCATGCGCGTGCGCGTCAGGTTCATCAGGCAGGGGAGCAATTCCGCCATCGGCGGCTTCTCCCCGGGCGATCGAATGGCCTGCGACGCGCGCATGGCCGACCACCTGGTCAACGAGGCCAGGGTGGCGGAATTCATCGAGGACACCCCGCCCGCCCCCGTGGCGGCGGTGGTTGTCGAGCCTCCGCAAGAGGCGACACCCCCCAAGAAACGCCGGGCGAAGGCCTGAACGGAGCCTCACACCATGCTTCTCAAGCGTCACTACGACCCCGAATCGGTCGCCGCGGGCTCTCCCGTGGTGGCGCATCTGGAGGTCAAGCACACGGGCGCCAACGCCCCGCAGAACTTCAGCACCGCGCTGGTGGCCGAAGGTCTGCGAAGCGGCTTCGTCAGCCTGCAGGAAGACCTGCTCACGCTGCACGCCAAGCCCGAAGACCTGCGCTACACCATCAAGCGCCGGCCCGGCTACTACTGCTGCCACAACGGTGCGCGCATGGAGCTGAGCGCGGAAGCCTACGGCGACCCCTCAATCGCGGCGGTGGAGGCCCAGCAGTACCTGAAGGCCAACGGCTTCGACGGGGCCTCACCGGACCCGATGAACCCGTCCGGGTACATGCGCCTGCATCAGTACGAGTGCGAACTCGACGCCGAACAACACGCGCGGTTCAAGGCCGTGCCCGGCGCTCTGGCGCCCAGCATGAAGCAGGGGGTCTGACATGGCGAACCTCGTCACGAACATCGGGCTGGGCCGCGTGGCCGAGCTGTACAACCGCGTCGACACGAACGACCCGACAAACTCGGCCCTGGTCATCGTCGCCATCGACGCGGGCGCTGATACCGACGCGACGATCCGCGACCGCGACGACCTTTCGACGCTGCTGGCCGGCACCTCCAATGAGGTGACGAACTCCGGCTACGCCCGCAAGGTGCTGACGGACGCCGACATTCTGGCCTTCGCGCCGGACGACACGAACGACCGCGTCGACCTGGACATCCCCGACCAGACGTGGACAGGCATCGGCGCTGGCACGGCCTGGACCGACCTGCTGATCTGCTACGACAACGACACGACGGGCGGCACCGACTCCAACATCATCCCGCTGACGCTGCACGACTTCGCGGTGACGCCGGATGGTTCGGACATCACGGCCCAGATCGCCGCTGCCGGCTTCTTCCGCGCCAGCCCGGTCTGATCGACGGCAACGCCTGACGGATTGGTGAGGCGGCGCCGTGGCGGTTGCGATCGTTCAGAGTCGGAAGGTCACATCGGCCAACGGAAACGGCACGGTGCACGACCTGCCGTTCTCGGGCGCGGTCACGAACGGCAACACGCTGCTGCTGCTCCTGTACGACACCCTCGATGTGACCGGAGTCACCGTGAACGGTATGGCGGGGTCGCCGGCTGCAACGCTTGACTACTCCGAGGCCATGGCAGTCAACACGGCGCGCGTCTACCGCTACACCTCGGCCGACAACACGGCCACCGGGTTCCGGGTGACGACGGCCACCAGCCACTTCGACGCGGTGGGCTGGATTCTGGAGTTGTCTGGCGTGGCCGGCACCACGCCATTCACGGACTCCGGCACTTTCCCGGACGACTTTACGCCGACCGAGATCGACGCCACGGTGTCTGTGGACGCGGCGGGGGATGCGGCGTTTGCCGTGTTCAACGGCGTCACGCTGGCGAACATCACCAGCACGCGGTCGGGCTTCACGCAGTCGGGCGACTCGACGACCGGGGACTACCTGCTTCAGTACAACCTGAACACGGGCTCCGGCACGGTCACGGCTGGGTGTTCCGTCAGTTCCAGCCCCAGCCTGGTGGCGGGTTACGCGGTGTCCTACAAGGCCGCAGGCGCGTCAAGCGGCCAGGCGCCCCGATCCATGCACATGCACCGCAGGCGAAGGACTCACTGATGGCCCGCTGGCTCAAGCAATCGACGGCGTTCACCTTCCGAATCGGTCCCTTCGTGGATTCGACGGACGGGGTGACGGCCGAAACCGCGCTGTCGATCGCGCAGGCTGACATCCAGATCAGCAAGAACGGCGGCGCGTTCGCGCAGACCAGCGCGAGCCCGACGACCACGCACGACAGCGACGGCTGGTACCAGTGCCCGCTGACGGCCACTGACACGGGCACCCTGGGGCCTCTGACGGTGCAGATCGTCATGGCGGGTGCACTGCCTGTGTGGGAGCACTTCGTGGTCGTGCCGGCCAACGTGTACGAGTCACTCGTGACTGGCACCGAATGGCTGGAAGCGACCACACTGCGCAACGACGTGACCGTCAGCGGCGCCACGATCACTGTGCGCAAGACGGACGGATCGACCACGCAGTACACCAAGACCGGCACCTTCACGGCGGGTGCGGACGTTCTCACCGGACTGGACTGACATGCGACACACCCACTCAGACCGGCTGGAACGCTGGCTCGGCACCGACAAGGTGGCGCAGCTCAGTGCGGCCATGTGCAACGAGCAGGCCAAATGGTACGGCAAGCCCATCGCGGTGCATGGCGTGCCGGGCCGGGTCTACGCGACCAAGGACGGCGACTTCGTGGGCTCGATCGACGCCGGCCAGGAGATGTCGGTCATCGACAGGGCCGACGACATCATGCGCCGGTACCAGCGCGAGCAGCGCGCGCGGACCTTCGGGCGCGTGGCCAGGGCGCGCCGCCAGCACGGGGCCATCACGTCGCTCGATGAGGCTCTGGCTGCCTACTTCGGCGGCGGCAACCGCACGTTCTCGTTCCTGAAGTCGGGCACGACCGGCGTCGTAAACTCGACCAATACCCTCTGGTTCGTCGGCTCGCAGCCTGCGGCCGGTGCTGCCGCTGCTGCTGCGCCCGGCGGCACTGTGCCCACCGATGCGACGACCGGCTCCTGGGCGTTCGACAACCCGAGCACCGGCACGCAACACTTCGTGTTCGGCAACCCCATCGCGTCGGTGGCGGCCAACACGCTGCTGCTGTACGACCGCCTGTTCTCGGTCACGAAGACAATGGCGAGCACCGCCACCCAGGCGGTGACCGGCGTCCCGACGCGCTACCAGAGTACGACGGGCGGCGCGGCCGACTACGCGGGCAACAACTTCCTGATGATCGAGTGCCGCACGGTACTGGCTGCGACTGCCCACAACTGGACAACCTGCACCTACACCGACCAGAGTGGCAACGCGGGCGCAACGCTGCCAAGCGTGACCGGCAACAGCGCGAACATCGTCAACCGCCTGGACCAGCCAGCGGGCACCTGGTTCTGTCCGCTGGCTTCGGACGATACCGGCATCGGGGCGCTGACGCAGATGCAGTGCAGCGCCTCAGTGGCCACGGGCGCGATCGACTTCACCATTGGTCACCCGATCGCGTTCATGCCCTGCGGGATCGCCAACTTCGTGTGCGAGAAGGACGGGCTGACGACCTCGATCAGCCTGGAGCGCATCTTCGACGACGCCTGCCTGGCGTTCCTGGAGATCTGCAAGCCCGCGACGACCGCGACGACCTACACAGGTCAATTCACGACCCTGCGTGGCTGAGGGCTGATCCGTGGCCAAGCGGATCGGTGGGCGGCCCTACAAGAAGCGACTGCTTCCGGGGCT